CGACAAATTCAGATTGTCCGTAAATTGTTGTTGTTTTTCCCAGCCCCATACGATATTCTGGCCAGTCTGCATATTTTCTAGTAGCACGAACAACTGGCATTGGAACTTTTTGGACATCGGTGCCAAACAGCGGTGAACCTGACGTGAAAGGACAGACCATACGATCAATTAGCGTTTTGTACTGCGGCACTTCTTTTAGATCTACCAAGTCCCACCACTCGGAATTTAAACCAAATCGCAGATTTAAATTTTCATCCATGTCTTGTGGGCCGACATCTGAGCCACCACCATCAACCAAAATTTCCACCAACTCACGAATGACACAGTAAATTGATGGTGTAACACCAACGGTGTACAAATAGCCAATTAACTTGGCATGCAAATTGGTCAATGTTAATGGTTTGGTACTGTCGACAAACAACTTAGGAAGAACTTTGTAACCTTCTCGTGCAAAAGACCAGTGGAATGTGTCAGTGATGTGATTAGAACAACGGGGACAGTAGACCAAAATCCAACGGAATTTCAAGAAAGTTGGATAGTCTCCCAAATCGTACCTGCCTTCACAGGTCTGACACTCACGATTGAACACGGGATGTTCGCAATTTGTTTTCCGGTCGAAGGAATGTCCGCCAACATGCGCAAATTCAACGATTTTAGTGTGGATCTTAAAATCGTCTACTGGAATCGTAAACCTGAAAGTCTTTTTCATGACTTCAGGAATGCGCTCGAGTTGTTCACGGGTCCAATGTTCGCGACTAAAACAAGCAAGTGCATCATCTCCAAACACCTTGATTGTTAAATGTTCACGCCAATCTTCACGCTCGAAAAACGTTGGGTGAATTTGCTTGAGTACTACAATTTGAGCAACATAATTGCACGCAGAATTCATGAAACTTGTGTCCCAAGAGCCGCTCATCATTGCAGCAGCTATTCCGAACCAGCCGCTACCGCTTGGACAATTGAATGCTTTAAACTTGTGACACTCAATGACGCGTAGAAAGAATGCAAGAAAGATCTGTGAACGCTCGTCAGCACCAATGTTGTAAAAGGCCCCAAAACTACGAGCAACATTTGCGAGCAGACTTGCTAACATGTTCATGTCCCATTTTTGGACATCCCACTCGACAATGATGACCTTGTCTAAGATTGAGTTTTCCAAGGCATCTTTGGCTTGAAGCATTTGATCTTTATTAGCACCGTGAGGGATAGTCAAGGTCAAACTCTCCCACGGACGTCTGAACATCTCCGAAGCAAATGCCTGTGCAGATCCACCAAAGAAACTCATACCTATAGCAATTGGCATGTTTTTGGTTTCTGTTCCTATTCCTCCGCATGAAGCAAAAATTCCATAAATCATGCGCAGGATTGTGGACAAAACTATGTGGACAACAAAAAACATGCGCTCTCCGGGTGCGGTGTAAAACTGGTGCATACCAACATCAGTTTCCGTCTGGTTAACCACTCGCACTTTGCCACACTTGACCTCCGCCTTAATGGCACATTGGGCTACATTTGGTATTTTGGATGAAACAATTTTCATTTTACTGTCAAATCGTTCCATAAAGGAGGTTTCTTCTGCAAGATCTTCGATGTAAACTTTGGTTGCTTGAGCAATATGATGTTTTTTGTAGGCACGTGGTAGATCCTTGATGACACCTGGAGCAGTCATTTTGTCATCAACAACACAATCGGTGCGGAAATCGGGCACTTCAACGCTCTTATATGAAAAGAACGTGCAATCCGTATGCATTGTTTTGATAGCAAATGACAGATCGGTCCAGTATTCTGGCTCGCGTGGCTGATCCAAAGTTGGATGAGAAAAGTAACTGAGCAACTTTGGAAAATAGTCCATAGAATGTCCAGAACACCAAGCTTCATGGAAACCGAAAACACCATGTTGAGAATCTAACCGGAGGAAATTTCCACACCATGGACATGGGGGGGGGGCATTGCTGGTTCGCAAATTAAGCAAATAGGCCATAGCTTGCACGTCGAAAGTCCAACCACAAGGGCACAAAATAGCAGGCTTATCGTCGACTCTGACGTAATTGACATCAGGGTAACGGCGTCTGGAATTGTACTCCATTAACACCGCCAACACGTCGGTACGAACACCTGGCGGTGGCCTAAAGTGGACCTTGTAGGCACGCGCATCAACATGAGGAATCTTGACCTGAATCATAGTTCCACTTCCAGCTGCAACCAACCGCAAAACACCATTGAGCTGCTTGTCGGATTTGGGCATTGTAAAGTACTGTACCATGATTCGTAACGACTCAAGCAATGGAATAGATGTGGGCTGTTCGCCTACACGTGGAATAGCAGGAAACTGGTATCGTACTTCCTTCTGGTAGAGCTTTGCAACCTGATCACAATTAGAACAACCTTTAACAGCCTCTCGCTGATGAACATTACAACGCAAAATGCGCTTTTTATCCTTCTGACCGCCTTCCATTAAAACACCATCGCTGATGCGACGATATGAAGACAAAACAACAAATGAACCTTCCATCTCTGTTTCTAAATAGTCAATCGAATACTTGTAAATGAGGTAAAGGTATAGTAATCTAGCAAAGGACTCCGGAGAAAAGAAAACCTTAGCTTCACGCAAAGTTCTGGACAACACGTAGGATA